CAGCTATTCAATTAGCACAACAAGCACCACAATTATATGATTTACCTAAGCTACATCAGCAGATGTTACATACATTGGGTATTAAGGATGCAGCTAAACTTGTACCTACACCAGAAGATATGACACCGAAAGACCCAGTATCTGAAAATATGGCTATAATGACAAGTAAACCTGTTAAAGCATTCCTTTATCAGGATCATAAAGCGCATATTGAGGCGCATATGACAGCTCTACAAAACCCACAAATAGCACAACTAATAGGTCAAAATCCTATGGCTAGAACCATACAAGCGGCTGCAATGGCCCATATTGGTGAACACGTGGCTATGCAGTATAGAGTTGAGATAGAAAAACAAATGGGAGCAGACTTACCTGCACCAGATGCGAAGATGCCAGAAGATATGGAAGTACAATTATCTCAGTTAATGGCAAAAGCCTCTGCTCAGGTCCAGCAACAATCTGCTGGTGAAGTTGCTCAGCAACAAGCACAAGATCCACTTATTCAAATGCAACAACAAGAGCTTGCAATTAAGCAGGCTGAGCTACAGCTAAAACAAATGAAACTACAGCAAGACGTTATGATCAAACAAGCTGAGATGCAACAAAAAGCACAAAAAGATTTCGTTGACTCTGCGTTAAGAAACGAAGAAATAGAGGCTAAGAAGAGTATTGAAGGTGCTAAAATTGGCGCTCAACTAGCCACTTCTGATAAGGAGCTTACTGCCAAACAAAAGGTCGAGGGTGTTAAGATAGGTATGGAGTTAGCTAAAGACGCAGACGGTGGTATGCCAGGACAATAATTTAAATAGGAGGGATGATGGCAACAATAGAAGATCAATATAAAACAGATTTAAGAAAAATAATGAATGACTACGCTGACACTGTTTCGACAGGCGGCGCACAGGATTTTCCACAATATCGGCATCTTGTGGGAGTGATAGAGGGGCTAGCAATAGCGGAAAGGGCCTTTCTTGATTTAGTTGATGCTGCAAATAAAACAGAGGACATTTGAATGACAGATATAAGTGTTGAGAAGACTCTTGCCCGTGTGGAAGAGTTGAAGGATAAATCCCTTCGCCTACCGAAACCTTCAGGATATAAAGTGTTAGTAGCACTACCAAAGATAGAAGAAAAAACTTCTGGAGGAATTATTAAAGCCCAAAGTACCGTAGATAGAGAAGCCACAGCAGCTAATGTTGGGTTTGTTCTAGAACTTGGCCCTGATGCATATACAGACAAGGAGAAGTTTCCTACCGGTGCCTGGTGTAATAAAGGTGATTTTGTTGTTATGCGATCCTATTCTGGGACTCGTATGTCAATAGATGGTGAGGAGTTTCGTATGATTAATGATGATTCCGTAGAGGGCGTAGTAGCAGATCCTCGTGGATTCGGTAGAGTATAGGAGGCGGTATGGCTACAGAGGAAAAAATTGAAGCTAAGCAAGAAGAGCAGGTTGAATCTCAAGAGGTAGAGTTTGAAATAGAAGATGATATGCCGGCTGAAGATAGAGCGGTTCTTGAAAAAGATAAAGATAAAAAAGAAAAGCCTGCAAAAGCTAAAAAGTCTGACAATGATGAAGAGTTAGATAAATATAGTGAAGATGTTCAAAAACGTATTAATAAATTAAAACGTGAATATCATGATGAGAGAAGGGCTAAAGAGACTAAAGATAGAGAAATGCAAGAAGCTGTTCGTTATGCTGAAGCTGTACGCAAAGAAAACGAAAGGTTAAAAAAGAGTCTTTCTACCGGTGAGGATAGTCTTATTAAAGAGGGAACTAGCAACGCAGATAGAGCATTAGAAGCTGCGCATGCTAAGTATGTTAAGGCTTACGAGGATGGTGACGCTTCAGCGATGGCTATAGCACAGCAAGAAATTGCTGATGCTACGTTGTCAAAAAGGCAGTGGTCCAGTTACAAGCCCCAATATAAGTATGAAGAAAAACAACAAGATACTTTACAAAAGTCTGAAAATGTATATAATCAAAGTAATTCTCAGTCAATTCCGGAGCCTTCTGAGAAGGCTAAAGCATGGTTTAAGCGGAACACATGGTTTGGAAATGACGAAGAAATGTCTGCTTTTGCTGTAGTAAATCATAGAAAGTTGATTTCTGACGGTGTACCAGTAGATAGTGATGAATACTATGAAAAGATAGACAAAAGGTTGCGGGAAGTCTTTCCTGACAAATTTGAGGATTCTGATACAGATACTCAAGAGACAGTGGAAGAAAAGCCTAAAACCAAAATTGCGCCGAGCAACGTGGTTGCTCCTGTTAAGCGAAATCCATCTTCTAAGAAGATTACGTTAACAGCTACTCAGGTAAGTATGGCTAAGCGATTGGGTGTACCACTCGAGGAGTATGCAAAACAAGTAGCACAACTTAATAGATAAAGGAGATGCAAATGACACAAGATAAAAGTCGCACTAACAGGAACTTAAAAACACGAGAGAAAACACAAAGAGCGAAAAACTGGGTACCTCCACAACAGTTACCTGACCCAAACCCTGAAGACGGATTTAGGTTCCGTTGGATAAGGACTTCTTTATTGGGGCAGAGAGATGACAGAAATGCATCTATTAAACTGCGTGAAGGATGGATACCTGTCAAAGCGGAAGATCATCCAGAGATTGTTACTCAGTATGGATTTACTGGTAATAAAGATGGAAACATCGAATCTGGCGGATTGATGCTTTGTAAAATACCAACTGAAACTGCTGAGAGTAGAAATGAGTATTATGCTAATCAAAACAAACAGCAAATGCAGGCGGTAGATAATAATTTCTTGCGAGAAAACAATCCTCGTATGCCGCTCTTTAGTGACAAACGTTCGACTGTTTCTCGTGGTAACGGTTAAATTTTGATTTTAGGAGTTTATTATGGCTTATCCAACTGTTGCAGCTCCATATGGCTTAGTCCCAGTTAATTTAATTGGTGGCCAAGTATATGCTGGCTCTACAAGGCAGATGAAGATTGCTTCAGGTTATAATACCAATATATTTAACGGTGATATCGTAACTCGATTAGCCGATGGTACTATAGCTAAAGAAGCAGGCACTACTACAACTGCTGTTACGGGTGTAATTGGTGTTTTTGTAGGTTGTACTTACACTGACCCAGCTACAAACCAAAAAATATTCAAGCAATACTACCCTGCTGATACTGTCGCTTCTGACATTCAGGCTTATGTAGTTGATGATCCAGATGCTTTATTTAAAGTAGCTGTTGTATCTGGAACTACTGTAGTTGCAGGTATCGCTTACGGTTCTATCGGAAGTAATGCAGCGTTAGTACAAAATGCAGGTAATACACAAAATGGTAACTCTAAAGTAGCTGTTCTTAGCTCTAGTGTTGCTGTAACAAAAACTTTACCAATGAGAATTGTTGATGTAGTTGAAGAAACTACTGATACCTCTGGTAACTACACAGAAGTAATTGTTAAGTTTAATGCACCTTATGAGGATAGTAATATCACTAAGGGTGGTCATGCTTACAAACTTGCTACTGGTTTATAATAAGGAGTATAAATAATGGCTATATCACGCGCACAATTATTAAAGGAACTCCTACCAGGGTTAAATGCCTTATTTGGTTTGGAGTATCAAAAATACGGTGAAGAGCATAAAGAAATCTTTGACCAAGAGTCTTCAGAAAGAAGTTTCGAGGAAGAAGTAAAGCTCTCAGGTTTCAGTGCAGCCCCAGTTAAAGACGAAGGTGCAGCAATATCTTATGACAATGCTCAAGAAGCATGGTCTGCTAGATACAACCATGAGACAATTGCTCTTGGATTTTCAATTACAGAAGAAGCTATGGAAGACAATCTGTATGACAGCTTATCAAGCAGATACACTAAAGCTCTTGCTAGAGCAATGGCGTATACAAAGCAAGTTAAAGCTGCTGCAGTTCTTAACAATGGTTTCAATAGTAGCTACGCTGGTGGTGATGGTGTTGAGTTATTCTCTACAGCTCACCCACTTGTTTCTGGTGGTACAAACTCAAACGAGCCTTCAACTAACGTTGACTTGAATGAGACTTCACTAGAAGCTGCTATTATTCAGATTGCTGGTTGGACAGATGAGAGAGGTTTATTAATCGCATCTAG